TAATTGCAGTTCGTACTAATAGCTCGAGTTCGTCTTTTGATTTTTCTGTACTCTTATTACTATAAACGATATCAGCAACAACATCTGCATATATAAATTTTGTTTGTACAAATATTGGTTCAATACCTAACGGGCTCTTTTCTGCCAAATAGTTAATATAAGTATTTGCAAGTGTTGAACTAATACTTGTTGTTTCTGAATCTAAATAAACTGAAACAGCAACACGACCAAATTGAGGTGGGTCAAGCTCTTCGCCACCATAAGCACTTACTGCTGTAATTTCTGGAAATGCTTGTTGTAATAATATTTCATAATCTTTTGAAGTCACTGCGCGCTCTTGGACTGCTAATGATTTAGGTGCAAAGTATCGAATAGATTCCATACTTTCGCGCTCTAATCCTCCAGCAGCTGCTGAAATTGTTGTAACAGAAATTGAAGCCCCATCAATAAAACTTGCGCTAAATGAGTCTGCACCATTTGCTAATTCACCAGATGTAATACGATATCGTACCCTTACATCCTCAAACTCTTCTGGCTGTAAACCAAATTCGTTTTTACCAAAATAAACTGCATATCTGTTATCTAAATATGGCTCTAAATAAAATACTTTATCGTCTGGTCTAACACCATAAATTGTATTAGCTCGAGTAAAGATATTTCTATTTTCTGTTTCTTCAGCATCAACAAATACAACGATAGAGTCTGTATCAACTTCGTCATTAGTTAATTGAACACGAAGAACACCATCGGCGTCAACAATAAATCCTTCTCTTTGGAACGATGCTAACATTGACCCTTCAAATATTTCAACATTATCTGCTATAAATGTGTCGGGTGCTGTTCTTCGAGCAACGTATGTTTGATTAGTTACAAATGTAAATAAATCACCTTGATAGTTTGCAGAAAAAGTAGTATAGGTCGGAATAGTAATTGTGCTATTTGTTTCATTTTCATCTGTAATTGTAACTTGAACAACAGCTTTAGCAGATTTACGAGACCTTGGAATATAGTTTAATTCTTTTGCATGAGAAACGATAGAGTTCTTTAAGACGGCCGAGTCAAGAAACATCTCATTCATTGTCATGTTCGTATAATAATTATTTTGAAAAGAGTTGAATGCTAATACATCAAGTAATGCACTCATGTTTGAGCCTTCAAAGTTATAATCTTTGAATTGCGTCTGCGTCTGCAGATATGCTTTCAGCTGAGTTTTGATAGAATCAAAATCAAGCTCTGTAATTGGAGTTTTTGGATTGGCCATCTTATCTTATCCTTTCTAATATTAAATCAAGTGTTATTGGTCTATCAACATTCTTGATATAAAACTGTATGTTTACATTAACTGTGTTATCATCATACCTACTACTTGCAGTTACATCTATAATTTCTGCTCTCGGTTCGTATGTTCCTATTGTATCTTTACATCTAGTTTCAATAACTTTTAAAACACCAGGCGTAATATTTTCAAATAATAATCCTTTTATACCGCCACCAATAAATGGTTGCATTAACCTTTCGCCTGGGTCTGTTAAAATTAAATTTTTAATGCTTTGTTTAACTGCATCTTCGTCTTTAAGTAAAGCAATATCTTTTGATATAGGACTAATACGCAAATCTTTATGGAAATCAGTATATAAATTCGGCTTTTTAGTAACCGGTGTTTTTGTACTTATTGTCATCGTACTATATCTCTTGTATCTAAATGTATATGATTCTTATATATTATTACGCCTTTAAAGCCAGATTTTCTAGCATTTTGTGTAAAAACCTCAGTCCAGTCATCTCTTTCAAGAGATGTTCCTAAAGCTGCATTTAATGCTTCTGCAGCTTGGTCTTCTGCACTTTTTGATTTAAAAGCAGCATCCATTTTAATATCTATAACAAGCCCACTTAGGTGAGCATCATCTGGTCGCTTTTTATATTGAGTATATTCTGTACTAACCCAACCATTTGTAATAATCATTTTATTACCATAAATTTCTTGTAATCTTTTTAGATAAACTTTAACATCTAAATCTAAATGTGTATATGCAGGAAATCCTAATCTTTCTTTGTCTTCATCATTTTCTTTTTCTTCAAAAACTTTACCTTCAACACCAAAAGTTCCGTCTGAACCTTTCATTACAGCCATACAATTAGGTAAATTCTTATAATCCTCAGCTGTTATTGGTTTAATAGCAACTTTTTCATAACCACTCAAAGATAGCGCATCATCAGATTCCCATATTCTATTTAGGCTATTTATGTCGTCTGACCTCTGCTCAGGTGAAAATCTTATTGCTCCATTACGAATTGCTGTAGATGTATTTTGATTTCCAATTGCTTGTAATCTTTTAATTACTCTTTGATATCTGTTTCCATAATCATCTAATGGATTCTTAATTTCATTTAGTAATGCTTCAACGTTTGTAGCAAGAGCACAAAAACGTGCAACTAAGAATTGCATTGTCTGTAAATCCATGTAATCAAATAAACTAAAAGCATAATCCATAAACCCTTTGATTTTATCTTTCATTTTCTTTTGTGTTTCTTCAGTCAGTTCATTACACATACGCTCTTTACGAGTCATTATATACTTTGTATGAGATTTGTCAATACCTACAACTAAATCTCCTATCTGGTCTAATATATCAAAGTTATCAATAGCATCCATTACCTTCTGATAAATCTTAACTACAGAATCAATAATTTTTTCTTGGATTTGCTTCATTAATGCTTCTACAATTTTTTGCTCGATAAATGCTTTATCAATTTGACCTTCGTATTTTCCTTTTAAAGCAAGAAATTTATTGTATATTGCAATTGCATCTTGGATTAATCCATCGACAACTCCAATTAAATCATAGAACGCATCAATCTGATTAAACAGATTATTCATACTATTACAGAATCCACCAAGAATACTTTCAGATATATCACCAGTATAGTATTGTTCTAAATCACGAAGTAGTTTATCAGGTACTTGGTTTTGAATACCATTGGGTGAATAATTAAAAGCTTCTGCAAAGTCTGCAACTTCAAGAGTACTAATATTACCTTGCTGATATCTGTTATTTAATGCAGGATAGTTTGATGTATCATATCCTCTAACTGTACCATTTATATAATTACCTGCTTCATAAACACCATTACCAAATTTGTTTATCATATTAGCGATTGGATTTTTATCTGATTCAGCAATAATATTATCAGCAAGCTCTTTTGCAAAAACATCAATTTGATTTAATGTATATGAGCCATCAGAGTTTACTGTAGGACCAGGGTTAATTCTTTGCTTATTAAGATATGTTTGACTTCTTCTGTCTACGCAATGAGCCATTATTCTTCAGCCTCCAACGATTCACAAACTCCTAAAGCATATCCCAGTGAGAAATAACCGCCCGGTACTATTGAACATCCATGGCTTGCTGGTTGAGGCATTTGAATCCTAGGCATTCCCAATCCGCCTTCTGGTAATACATTAATATCAAATCCTGCTAATGCCTCCAGCGGTGATGTGAGTACTGTAGCAGCAAATCCTGCTCCATTTCCTTGTGGGGCCACAGCACCTGAAATTATTCCTGGAGCAGGTGGTGCAATTGGTGTAGAAACACCCGGTGGATTTATTGCAGGTAGTGTTGGAAATGCTGGTGGAGCTACCGGAGCAGTGCCACTTGGAGCACCAGAGCCTACAGGACCAGTATAAGCCCAAGCAGATAATCCTGCAGTACTAATTCCAAGAGCAGCTATTGTATTAGCAGAAACAGCGCCAGGAACTGTTAAGGCTCCAATTTGCCCGGTAGTAGCTAATAGTGCAGCAGTATTAACTGAACCTGCATTCCATAAACCACTGAATGAACCGCTTGCCGAAAGCATATTTACAGTTGGTGCGGTAACACTAAATCCTCTAGATGTCTGTGACCCTGTACTTCCAACTACTGGAGTTAGTGATACGGGTGATGTTCCTAATGCAGTATTAATAATACTTCCAATTGCATATATGTGCGTATCTGCAGCTGATGTTAAGCGAACTGCTTTATTTGCATAAGCACTAAATGTAAGCATTGCTGTATTTTTAATATGGCCAGAAACCATATTGATTTGTCTTTCACCTTCGATAGCAACTTCGTTTTTACCAAAAATAGTTACGCTTTCAGCATTACCTTCGATTTTAGTTGATGCACCACGCATGAACAAGTGGCCGCCAACATTAAGATAAGATTGACCACCCACTGTAACTTCGTTTTCGCCGTGAACAATTCGTTTATAGTTACCCATAATTTCTTCTGTCTTGTTACCTTTAACATAGACATGAGAATTACCATTAATAGTAACTACTGAATGACCTGATGATTCGTGTTTAGTTCCAATATTAACTTCATAGCGATCACCTTGTGCTCTTTCTTTAAATGAGCCTATTGCATCAATTTCAATATATGAACCTGAGTTGTGCGTAATTGTAATACGTTCTGCATTTGGAGTATCATCAATTTCAATACTGTGTCTT